ATCTCCATTTGATTGTCAAAGATCTCAGCAGGGATTTTAGTAAACACTTCATAAGCTGCATCGTAACCGTTAGACGTTGTAATAGTAGCAAATGTAGTTGTAGTTTTCAATACCGCTGTATCTGCTTTCAATGCTTTAACTAAACCGTCAAAGTGTACTAACTCAGTATCTAAAGACGCTGTATCTCCTAACCAAACTAAACGTTCAGCTTTTTTCTGTAATTGTTTAGTTAAGTAAGCCATAAGGATAGTTTCCAAAGGTGCTGGAAGTTGACCTTCTTGGTTTTTCATTCCCAAAGCATTCAACACTTGAGTCATTTTTGTGTTCAAAGTTTCATTACAAAACTCAACACCCATATAAAGAGGTTTAGTAGTTAAAACTTTCTCAGTGAAAACTACAGAACCATCAGGAGAAGGAGTACATGCAGCCTTAGCCTGTAATGCAACAGAAGAAGATAATAATGCAATTTCTCTAGATCCTTTTACACCTTCTTCAAGCATCAATTTCTCTAAGAATCGAGACGTTGAAATTAAATCTGGTGTAATGTTTGGTAAAGTGTTATCTTTCCAAGCAGCAAGTCCAGATACATCGTAACCGAACTTTTCTTTTAATGTTCTTTTAATTGACATTTGTTTTTTATTTTTTAGTTAATATTTCTTTTACTGTAAGTTCTTTCGACATTTCAACTTTTTTACGTTCGTCTTTGAACTTGCTTTCTTTTACTTCTAACAACTCAGCAAATTTCGCTTCAAGTGCTGTAATTCTAGAATCTGTATCTGTGATAACTTGTTGAATGATTGCGTCAAATTCTTGTTTGCTCATCATTTCGTTAACAGGCTCATCTGCAGACATAGGCTCCTCTTCTACTGCAACGTCTTCAATAGCTGTTACAATTCCGTTTACGTCAACGTTTACGATTTTGATTCCTTCCAATTCAATTTGGTATTGTCCCTCTGGTGCTGGTATTTGATTACCCTCTGCATCCAAAACGAATACTGCTGAACCTTCAACTAAATCACCTTCGTACTGCATCACAACACCGTCGATAGTTGTAATTTCTGCAAACGTAACTTTAATCTCTTCTTCTTTCTTAAAGAAGTCAAAGATTGATTTCATTGGTTTACTCATTATTTGTTTTTAATTTAATTTCTTTTTGATCGAAGTACCCTTCAACTGAATACCCACTAAACTCACCCTTTTTAATCTTATTCCATACCGTAGGATTGTCTATTTTATAAGATGCTATCCATGTACCGTTTTGTAAGTTCATTGCTTTAAATTGGCTTGGAATGTGTGAGGGATGAGAAATGATATATGAAGAAATCATGTTAACCCCCTCAAGTTTTAAATCTGGATTGTGTTCTTCGTTTACATTATTGTGGAATCCGTTTGTGTGGAATTTTGTTCTAATTGCTTTTATTGTTTCACTTTTGAAAAGTACGAATCGGTCTGGATTACTTCTATAAATAGGAGTGTTAGCACTCATCATGACACCCGTAACAATTCTTTTTTCTTCGTTAAAGAAATACTGAATTTTTTGCTCTTTGTTAAATGCAAAATAGGGTTTACCATGTGCAGGTCTTAATACAAAGGCGTTAAAATCAACACCTGTATCATTAGACTCATCGATAACTAACTCGTAAAAAGGTAGCATAATAAAAGAACGTTTGTGTAAATATAAAAAATATTATGTTAAATAGTACTTATTGCATTAACTTTTTTCGTTTTGTCTTGCATTTTAGTAATATCTGAATCAACTACTACTACTTTATAAGTGCTTTGAGCTTGTACATTCGTTTGTGTGCCTTGTGTGGCTCCTATTCCTAGATTTGAATTTATTCCCCCTCCTGTTGTTGGTGGTGCTACATTTACACCACTCCCTAAAATAGATTTAACCCTCGACATATTAGATATAATCTTCGCAGTACCCGTAGCAAGTTTGATATATGGACCAAGTGGATTGACTATATTATCACCATTCGTAGGACTAAACGATATAGAAGTTAATCCAGATAAAGCCGTTGCCGTATCAATTGCAACCTGAGTTAAAGCGAACGCTTTTTGAATTCCAGATGCCTGTTTAGATAGTCCAGCAAGTTCACCAAAGATACTACCAATTGCACCTAATAATTCAACTTTACTTTGCTTTAAAGTTTCATCAAGCATCTTTTGGTAATCTACACTTTCTTTATTTATAGCTTTAACATTTGCGGCGTGCTGTGCTTCAATTAACTCTAGTTGTGCTTTATTTCCTTGTGCATTTAATTTCTTTTGTTCATAGTCTGCATTTTCTAACTCTAATTGTTTTTGTTGTTTAATAGCGAAGTTTTCAGCATTGGTTATTATCTCAGCTTCCAACCTTGCTTTTTGCTCTTCAAACGCTTTATTTTTATCTGATATTGCTTTTTTAAGTCCTCTAATTCACGCTCGTGTTTATACCTTAAAGCTAGTGACTCCCTCGTGTAAGCGTCTTGTATGTTAGCTACATTTAAATCTTCTATCTTACGCTTAAGATCTAGTTTTTCCTTTTCAGTTTCTTCTAACGTCTTTACAGATTTTTTACCGTTGTCCTTATCTTTTTTATTTTTATCTTCACTAGCTTTTTTATCTAAAGCCTGAGACTCTAATATATAACCAGCTTGCTCGTTTCTAAGTTTTTGCAATATTACTTCTTGTTCATAAATTGTTTTATCCCCCGCAGCTTTTGTAGCGTCAGCATCAAAGACTAATTTTGCCACCGTATTACTCGCCAACTTAGTCATTTTAGTAATCTCATCATTGATACTGAAAGCTATTTCTTTCAATCCTATTTTAGAGGCGATTGTATTGTATGTTTTAATCAAAAGGTCAAGCGGTGTGGTTAAAGCTCTTAATGCTAAAACTCCTATTTCAGCACCGACACGAATAGTATTCCTTAAAAATTCTTGATTTCTTTTTTCTGCTTCAACTTGTAATTTTAAAGTTGATTTACTGTTAGCAATACCTACTTCATACGCTTTTATTTGTTGTTCAGTTTGTTTTAATTTGATTTTTAAAATATCTTGTTCGCTTTTACCTTGTAGCTTTAAAATATTATCTTGATCGCTTAGACTTTGTTTCTTTAAATCTTGTAACTTTATATCTTGCTGAGATTGAGCATTCAATTTTTCTTGTTCTCTTGACACGCCACTAATTGCAGCTTTAATATCATCCCAGTAAGCAACTAAAGTACCTAACGCCACTAATAACAAACCTATTCCAGTAGATCCTATTGCTTTTTGTAGTGCTTTAAAAGCATTAACACCGCCCGTTTTAACGGCATTAAATAAGTCGGTTGCATCATTACGTAGTTCTTTCATTGCACTAATACCCTGAGTTAAGGCAATAGCACCCTGAACTTTTAACATTTGCTTTTCAATTTCCTCCGACTGTTGACCGAATAACGCTTGCGCACCCGTAACCGCTGAGAAAGCTCCAGCAATTCCTTCCGCTGTACGTTGAAATTTACCACCAAACTTTTCAGGATCAGCGTCATTGATAGCATCCGCAACCCCCCTCATTTGTTCTTTGATTTGACCAGCACGTTTTGCAACTGTTTCAAACTCTTTACTAGCAGGGTCTAGGTTTTGGAGTTGTACGGTGAGGTTTTTTAATTCCTTTCTAAGATTAACAAATGACCCATCTGTTTTCTTTGCATCCTTGCCTACATTCTCAATTGCATCCCCTACCTTGTTAACGTCTTGTACACTATCTCCCGTGTCAACTCCTACTTTAAATATTATTTCTTCTTGTGCCATTATACCGGTATTTTTACAACGTTAAAATTAAAATCTGTTACCCTTACGTCCGCAGAGTTGGTATTCCTAACAAACAATTCTACATAATCATTTGCTACCATTTCAAGTACAGCCTGAGTACTTCCCCCATGTTCAACATTTGAGGTTGTTGTTCTAATTATCCCCTCACTTTCTGCTATGATAGTTCCATTCTTAGCCACTCCGATTGATATAGATTGATTTGCCGAGGCACTTCTTGTGGTTGCATTAATCGTAACTAAAAAAGAGTTTGTGAAAGCCCCGTTGTATGTTAGTCTATTAGTTGTGTGTGTAAACTTCGAGTTTGTTCCTGTTACTGTTGTTCCGCTTGCTTTTACCCAAACATTCACGTTAGATACCCCAATAGTTGTATCTGTGGTATTGTTAAGCATATACATAAACCCTTTTGTCGAAGTGTTTGTAATACCTACGCAATTCACGAATAAAGCCTTGTTATCTGTGTGGGTTACGCCTGTTAAGTAAGTACCACCACCTGAGAAATTAACAGTATCTAAAATATATCTTTCACTCGATACCGTTGCACTTGTATTTAGGTTTATTCCTGTTTCACCAGATAAGACTACGAAAGACGAATAAATAATTCTTATCCTTCTTGTTACATTCAACGTACTTGGAAAAATTAAAGCAGTCGCACCGCTTGTACAATCGAATAAACAGTTACTCGTTGCTATCGTTCCTATTGTACCGTCAAATGTTAGGTTGCCACTATTCAAGAATGCTGAGTCACTCATTACAAAGTTTGTGTAATCCTTAATAGTTCCTACAGTAGCACAATCAGTAAAGTTAACCCCGAACCAATCTAGGGCTGTTGTTGTCGCATTCCCATCTAAATCTAACGCAGTACCGTGAGTTATCGTTATATTTCTCATTGGTAAAGAGTAAACCGAAGTAATCAATGCAGTTGATGAACTTAAACCTGTTGATTTAAGAATACAATTCTCCGAAGACGCTCCTAATACTGTAGTGTTTTGACCACCTACAATCCTATCCCCTGTTAAGTCAACTAAACCTGTTATATAATAGGTAACATCATTCTCTAACGTTATAACACCAGAGACAGCCTCTGGAAAATCTACTTTTGTACCTACAAAAACAAATTCATCCCCAGTGCCACTTGATGCTTGTACGCTAACTATACCAGCATTTGTACGTTGGTATAAAATACCCGTGTTAGTATTTTGGTAAAATTCCCCGATATAAATATCAGTTGCTAACCATGACCCATCTCTATGGTCGGCACTTGTTGGAATTGTAGGGACACCAGCCCCTTTTTTAATAATTATTCTTCTAGTTTCGTCACTCATTACTAATTATATTTGAATTTTTAGATATTCCATTTATTCCTCCTATCATTTTATAAACGTCCTCATCTGCATTGTTTACACCACCGCTTAATATAGGTGCATTTTTGCTTTGTACGTTCATCCTGTCAATCGTAACGTAGCTAGTTGTGTATTCTTTTCTAAACTTAAATACTAACGTACTAGTACTTTTGTCTACTGCTATAACATCCCCTGTGTCCAAGTCTACTACATAGGCATCAGTACCATCTATTTCTGTAGAACTCCAAGCCGTATTAGCTTGTGTATAACCAGCATTAAAGAAAGCTATTAATTCATCCGTACTAGGTAGGTACCAATCTGTTTTTCCTCCATCCGTTGCATTACTACAAATGCTAGCGGCATACGTTCCAGAGCCTTGAGCGTCAACAATTAATTGAGTATTAAATTCACCTGTTGATGTGTCGTTAGAACTTATCTCGATATAACTTCCATTGTACCAATTATCTGTAACGCTAACGTCCCACGCTTGCAGAATGTAGTCCTCAAATTGTTTTACGTTTACGATAGCCATTACCCTAGATATTTAATTAGTTCAACCTCTGTAGTTCCGTAAGCATCGGAATCAAAATCTTTGATAGTGTTCAATCTGTATAGTACGCCGTCAATCATTTTCAGTTTAGCAAAGTCTAATTCGTTAATATTTTTATAAGAAAGTTTCAAGTATAAAGATACTAATTTACTATTCTTTGATGTTATTTCGTTTACGAATTTATCATGATATTTTGTGAAAATGTTTACATCTGGAACTAATTTTATTCCGTCAAACGTTGCGTTTCTCGGTGCAAAATGTAAATCAAACAGAGGTTCAAAATTATAATTGTCTTTAAATCTCAAGTGGTGAATCATAGGAAAATCATATTTAATCTCCCAGTCTCCTGTTGCTGTACCTTCAGCATTATAGATATTTACCACGCCACTACGTAAACCATTGTAAAACGTTAGCATTCCTTTACCTTTATAAGGCTTGGAAGTTGTCACATTATTACTATCGGTTGTTTGATCCTTAACAATAGGGTAAATTAATTGACTGTTTTCAATCTTATACGGTACGTAAGTGTTAAAAGGTAGCTCGAATTTAACAACTCCATTCATCCATGTCTCAATTTCTAGTTGTTTTTCCCCATATCCAATACCAACAAGCTCCCTATATTTAGCGTTTAGAACGTCTTTTTCCTCGCTAAACGTGTATTGATATATGTTACCCTCGATTAATGAGTTAGATTGTATTGTAATATCTTTACTTTCATCTATTAAATCAGTCCAATTGTCGTAGTTTTCCTGTGGTTCGTAGTAATTAATGAATGAATCTATGTAAATTGTTGACTTATTTGTAACAGGATTGTATATAGGATCACTCATGTAAGCGTAAAAAAGGTTTAAAATACCTTTAAAGAACTCACTACATTTAATATCTGGAATAGTTGCATTTAATGATATAGGTGAATTATCTGTTAGAGCTACATTTTTACTTGCTGTAAATGTAAAATCCGTATTACTTACCGACACAGAAAAGCTCGGATTCACACCTGTGAAAGGCACTCTTGCATTTATCTGAAATTCTAAATAAACCTTTTGACCAGCTTTCAAATTTAAATCAGTAGTGAAAGAAATACTTTTCGCTCCGAAATTTTGTTTCCACTTATAAACATAAGTTGATACACCATCCACATATACAGTAACTGTATTGTCTATTGTTGATTGATTGTTACCCGAACCAGAGTAAAATAATTGTACATCACTTGAAAAGTTTAATGTATAAACACTCGGCACGTTAAAAAGCACTTGACCTGTTGGCTTGTTTATAGTGTTATTATCCTGAGTGAATACAGTATAATTAAAATCTTTTATTAAGTTATATATCCTTCCAAAACCATTACTAACTCCAAAGATAACTTCGTTTTTCGTGGCATCACTTACAGAAACTATTGCGTCATTTATTTGATTGTCGTTTAGTTTTAATTGCTCACCACCGCCAAAACCATAAATAAGTTTTTGCATATTGGTATTTGTAAAGAAGTCTGTTGTATAATCTACTTCTATATTAGTTCCCTCTAGTGCAAAGTCTAAGGTTTTCTTAATAGCTTCTTTAACATATATGAATGGATATAGTTGATTAATTCTAAAATTCAAAGGTGAATTACCTACCATGTTATAACCATAGTCTACAAGTGGGTAAATATACCCGTATGATTTCGGTTGATAGCCTCGAGAATCAGAACCAAAGTTTCTGTTATCGACACCGTTTAGTTTAATCCCCTCATTCCATGACTTAATAACGTTAGTCCTAGTTAGGTTGTGATCGTATTCCGACCAGTCCAACTCATTCAACTTCTTATCTTTTAACTTGGCAAAAATATCTACAGTCTCACTGATTAAATTACAATCAAAAGAGTAGTTATTATTTAAGACCTTTACTTCATTCAGTTTGAATTTACCTTTGAACACCCTCAAATCATTCTTGAAAAACTCACAATCGTAGCGTAAATTTGGCGTGAATTGAATATTAGTACTTTCTTCAATGTTTATATCTAAGGAATAAGCTGAAAGAAAGAAAGCCATGTTGTTACTAGTACCCTCTAACATCAAAGTCTTAGAGAATGAACGTTTACGTTTTTCAGGTTCTTTTACATCTGTGATTGACAAATTCAAAGGCACTGCAATATTATCAGATAAATCTAATTCGTACCCATTTACAACTAATCTACTATTCATAGCGTAATACTTTTATAATCAGTAAATTCAATGTTTATCACTTCATTAAATAACTCATCATGTTCAAATTGTTTCACTTGGTAACTTGAATCAGTCACTACTACATTTTCCATTTCGGTGCTTTCGTTTAAATAGATCAAAGGACTCTCGTACAATTGAACCAACCAATTTTGTGTGGTCTCATCCAACCAGTCGGAGGATAGCTCTAATTGTTTTGTGATCGTTTTTAAATAGTCGATTTTACCAAACGTGTTATTATTTACATTGTATGTGTTAGTCGAAGCATTCCATTCACCCTGTTTTTTACTGAAAGATTTACTTTCAATCTTAGCTTTATAACGTGAGTTGTATGTGAATCTGAAATTATCGTATGATCCGTATTTATTTAACCAAAGAATATTTGCACCCTTATCGAAACAAACATCTGAAAATGTAATACCATAAACGCCCATGATACCCACGTTGGATAAGTTTTGTATTGCTATTTGCACACCAGTACAATTGTCGTACGTTGCTTGTGTAATATTCCCTAGATCGAGCTGTTCATCTAAGTTAAAACGTAATGCAGAAACTGCACCCTGATAAGCTGTGTTGAAAGTTGTCGTTTGTGTTACGTTACCACTTGGAAGTAAGTAAATGAATTTCACGTAATAATTTGCAGGCGTATCTAAATCTGAATTGTCCAACCATGATAAGATTGTTGTACCACCTTTCTTTTCAGTTACTGAGTAAACAGTAGCTCCAAATAAATCAGTGTTATATTTATCCGTTAAGAATTTTTTACCTAGTCCTCCCTTTTTGTAAATGGTATAATCCCAAACTTTAAACTCCGATCGACTTAAAGACCCTTTAAAAGGTATTACAGTAATGCTGGTTACTCCTGTTACTTGCGTTGTTGGCTCCACGTTTGGATCAGTCGAATACTTTTCGTAAATAGTTATATAAGTTTCAACGTAATTTTGAGTATCATAAACAAAAACAGGGGATGCGGTTGCATTACTTACTGAATGATTTGCAATATACGCCCTAACTTTGTCACTTAAATTTATTTTACCGTAAAAGAAATTCGTTACTAATTCAGGGAATACCTCAAAAGTACCTATTTCAGCCCCGTTAATAAACGCTTTAACCACGAATGAAACATTATACTTATCATTACTGCTAACTGTTAGAGGTTGCTTAAATTCA